TTAAGGGGCCTTGGGCAACTTCTGGACCAATTCTTTTAACGTCTCAAGTAACTCAGGGGGCACAGCCGAAATGCGGTCACCGTCTGTAGCACCATCAAAATTGGGCGTGGCAAACACATTCTTTCCTAGCTCAAGAATTAGCTGTTGACGCGCCTCAGCGCTGGACAACTGTTGAGAAAACGCTGGAATCGTGTTCACCTGCACAGCAGCTGCCTTTGCCCACCTCGCCAAAGCGCGATGGTGGCCCGCGATACGTGCCACATATGATGCAGCACCGATCAGCGGAAGAGCCAAAGCCAAATGGAATAGCGTCGGAACCCAGTCCGCCTCGTCACCCCTGATAAACACAATAATTCCCAGCGCCAAAACACCGGCGATAGATCCAATAGCTGCAACCGTCCACCACATCGCAGACTGTTGCTCGTCTTTAGCGACAGACGAGAAGTAGCGACCGAGCCCACTTGCACCAGCCTCACCGGTAGCACTTCTGGCCATGTCCCGTAGGCTTTTGGTTTCGTCCAGCAAGCTGATCGTCTCGGCCGCCGCTTCCCTAGCTACTTCAGCTGCCGCGCCAGCTTCTAGCGCCGTCCTAAGCCCGAGTTCTATTCCCTTGATACGTTTACGCCACCGGTTCAGAGCCGATTTCTCGGAGGCTGATTCCGTCACGAACCCTGATGGCATCCAAGAATTTAGACTTACGCCCCACGTAATATCCCCGTCGATCGCGTCGAACCATTGCTTAATGAAATCGACAGGAACATCTGCAGTGGGGATATCCCCCTCAAGAATTCCTCTACTAATATTTTCCGTGGCGGACCCCAATTCCCTAATCTTCGCGGGGTCAATGTATTGAACCAAGTAGCGTGGTTCGCTATCTTTGCCAGTAAATATCTTTGCCGAGTCGACAAATAAAACATCCGTAAGCAATTCGTACAGATCAGCGAGCGCCCTGGCTGTACGCTCATCATAAACTTTTGCCAGCTGCCGCATGTGGTCGGATAGCTCAGCTTCCGGCGTTTCTCCATTAATGCGATTCAAAACGTTTCGCGTGTACAACAGAACCCCGTGGACCTTCTCCCAATCCGCTCCCCAAGTGGGGTCAGCGCGCCACAATAGGGGTTCCGACTCCGCCTCAGCATGGGACTGTCCTGGCTCGACCATGCCGACACCTTACGAGGTGTCGGAGACACGTAAACCGCAATGCTGAGACAAACGCGAAACATCACAGCTCCCCGATGTCGAACAGTGATTCGTACAGGTCCACCCCGGCCTCTACCAACTCGGGTGTCATGCCTGATTTGGCGAACTCCAGGACCATGCCGACGTCCACTGGTTCATGGTCGGCCAGCGCGCCCAGAGTCACATACAAGAGTGCGGTGACGGCATCCATGTTTCGGACGCTACCCCCGTTCCTGCTGGAGCAGGGCTAAGTAATCACTAAGGGCCGCAACATATCTGTGTGTGCGCTATTACCGAAACATGTTGGTGTCCTATTACATGACAATGCCCCCGGTCAGAAACCGGGGGCATTGCTGCAATTGTTGCCGGGTCTACCGCAAGGATAACAACGGCTACCCGTATCTACCCCACAGCTTGCATGTGGGGAGAGTCTTTACCGTGCTCTCTCGCGGTATCGGTTGAGCACCTGGGTTTCGCTGAGCGTCCAGCCCTGGAAGTTGTTGCCGTACTGGACCGATAGCGATCCCATCGCGTCCCGTTCGACGTTGGTCGGGTTGACCAGTAGCCGCAACACCGCTGTCTGAATGACAGATTCGATGTCGTCGGCAATGCCGTCGTCAGTGAAGCCGATACCCCGGGTGTAGCTCTTGGCCCGGGAGGTCACCACCGATACGGCGGCATTGGCCTGGTCGGCGGTGAACGTCAGACCCGACAGGGCGGAGAGGGTTTCAGCGGTGATCGGCATTAGGCCGCGTCATAGAGACGGACCACACCAGCCGGATTGGGGAATCCGAAGCTGATTCGGGCCGTTGCACGGACCTGCACCGCGTCATAGTCGAAAGCGGCATCGAACGAACGGGTCACGGTGGTGCCGGTTCGCTGCACGATGAGGATCTGACTGGCGTCCACGCCCCAGGCGTTACCGGCTGCCACGTCGGTGGACACCAGAACGTTCACACCGGCCAGGGTGGTCCCGTCACCCACGGCGTCGAACAGGCCGACGTTCAGGGTGTCGCCCTGCTTGGCCTTGGCCAGGGTCAGAGCTACATCGGGGGCCAGGATGAAATGGGTGAGGGTTGCGCCATCGGCCAGGGCGTCCGCCTTGGCCTGGTGGAACGGGTCCAGTGAGTCCAGCGCAATGGTGCCGGTGTCTACGACGTTCACACCCGCGAGGGAAAGCAGTCCGCTCGGGCCGTTGGTCACGGTGTTGCCGAAGAATGCCGCGTCGATCTTCTTTGCAATCGACCGGGCCAGGCCACGGCCCACCTGATCGGCAACAGCCGGGTTGCTGTCTTCTGCTGCCTCGGTGGAGATTTGAGTGAGACCCTTTACCGCCTTGGGGGTGACAACCAGCTCGGTGGTGGTCGGGTCGGTGAGACTGATCTGAGTGTTTTCCGCATACCACCCGACCGCCGGGTCGGCGGTCATCATCGGGAAACGGATGCTCTCATTGGTGGTGGTCACGAGAGTGCCAGCCTGGAAAGCGATTGATTTTTCGGCGATTACGGTGTCGATCAGTTGGCCGTAGCCGTCAGGAGTCCAAGCGGTCGATAGACCGCTTCCTAGAATTGCCATCGGTTGAAATGCCTTGCAAGTGAGCGTGTATCAGGGACGCTCGACGCCATCAGGGCGGAGCAGCCACGCCACCGGGACGTCTATTAGCTACCCTAATTTTACCACCCGTCTAGCTGAACAGACCCGAAAAGTCTTTCGGTACTGCACTTTCAGACCGAACGCCCTGCCCTACGTCACCCGATGGCCTGCGGGCAAGGTGAGGCTTGGACTCGATGAGTGCCGTGATGGCATCGGCCAGGGCGTCCCCGTCAAGATGTTCATCGGCATAGGTGAGGTCTGTTGGATCGGCCAGCCGACCGTCCAGGTTCACCAGGGCATCGTGCAGCCGGTGGCGCAGGTCGTCGGCACCCTTGGCCCGGTCGCGGTACTTGGCCGATTCCTGCCGTAGGGACTCGACATACTCGCGTGAAAACGTCTCCCCGGTGTCGTCCACCTCGGCAACGTCTTCCGGTGTCTCTACGTCGTCCTGTTCGGTGCTTTCAACGGTGTCTACGGTGTTCTCGGTCATGTCTTCTTTCGCGTTCGTACGGGTTTGGGTTGGGTGTCGGAGACGACCAGGCGTTGCACACAGCGACAGTTGAAATGTCTTGGCATTCGGTGCTGTGGGGGCCAGACGCGGCCACCCCGTTCCCAGCGTCGACAGATCCGGCAGGCGTCGGACTCAATCTGTCGGGTCCACCCCAGGTATCCGCCCCTACCCCGTTTCTTGCCGGTCAGGGATTCCTGCACTCCCCCCTGGGCGGTGTGCAGCACCTCGGCCACGGCCAGCCGTTCGGCTCGGGCCAGCGGGTCAGGATCGGCCAGGATGGTTCTGGCCGCTTTCATCAGGCGGTCGCTGTCATCGGTGGGTAGCAATCCCTTGGCCGGTACAGCCCGACCGCTCACATGCTCTAGTTGGCGTTGGGTGAATGCCTCGGCCAGGGCCAGCGCTTGTGCATTGCCCCGCTGCACGATGGCGGCCAGGTTGGCGGCACGGGTGGCCCTGGTGACGTTGCGCCGGTTAGCGGCCCGCCTGGCGGCCCGTGCGGTGCCGTCTGCCAGTTTCTCTAGCTGCGCTTGGTAGGTGTCCGCGAGGTCAGGCAATCTCGTCCCCGGTGTCTACCCCGATACCGATGCCGTCCAAGGTGTCGGCACGACGTGCGGCCCGAATCTGCTGGATCTCATCATCGGAGTAACCGAGCTTGGCCAGGGCGTAGGACACCGGCAAAATGCCGGCCCGGACCAGCTTCACCACCGCGTCGGATTCCTGTGCCACCGAACGGGTTGCCGCGTCGGCCCACTGCACTCTCATTGGCAGGTTGGTTGTGTCGGCTGCGGTGGATACCGCGAGCAGTAGCCGGGCTACCTGCTCCCAGGCACGCCCGAAAACCAATTGCTTGGACTCGGCCCTTGCCGTCAGGGATGCCTCACTGGCCCGCAAGGCGTCGGCGCTGGTGGGCTGTGAGGTCAGCACGCCCAGGTAGTGCGACGGCAGGGCGGAGACGGCCTGGATCTGTGACACCAGGACCCGTACGGCGGTTTCAAACCCGGCTAGCTGGCTCTCGGTGAAACTGCCGAACTTGGTTTCGGGATTCTCTGCGATGGCCCAGGCGGTAGCGGACTCATCGAACGGGGACACCGTGTCTATGACCGGTTGGCCGTCCTCAAGCACCGGGTTACCGGCCTGATCTACTACAGGTTTCTCGATCAGCTCCACACCAGTGACCCAGCGCCGACCGAAACCGGCAGCATGGGACGCAATTACCATGTCTAGGGTGACCTTCACCAATGCGTCGGTGAGGTCTCGCAGATCGTCAATTTCGCTGCGTCCGTTGTCGAACGGGACCAGCGGGACAACGCCTAGGGTGTGCTCGATAACCTCGATCAGGTGGTATCCACCGATAGCAGAGTTAGGTGTGTCGGCCCGCCAATGCTCCACCCGGTCAGGCAGATACACATATGCCTCGGTGGTGTGCTTGGTGGAGAACCGTTTGACGCCCGCGACCACGGAACGGTCCGCCGGGTCACGAATTACCCCGCACTCGAACGGGGATTCCACGGTGGCCGTTGGCTTGCCATCCTTGGACCACACCAGCACGAAACTCTGGCGGTAGGTCAGGGCATCGGCGTGGACCTGGGAGGCTAGTTGGTCTAGATCGTTGGCCACGAACGTATCCCAGGCTCGGGTGTCGCTGAAACCGGTCACCCGTAGGCGTTCGGTCAGGCTGGACACGGCCAGGGCGGGGACGTTGATAGACATCCGGCACAGCCGGTTGTCCAGGGCTTTACAGGACTCTGCCGACAGGAATGCCAAGGGTTGGGCACCGGTGGCGTAGCGTCTCAGGACGCCACGGTGGCCTAGGTGAGAGTCCAGGTCTGCGAGCAGATCGTGCAATAGTTCTGATGTCATCGGGTGAGTACTCGAAACCGTTTCTTTTGCTTGCCAGCAAGCCAAGTGGCGCGGCTAACGGCCATCACCAGGGCTGCGGCTAGATCAATGCGGGGGGCGTTGCGGCTGCGGCTGGCCTTGCCCAGCTTCAGACCGCCGTTCGGTGTGTCCACGACAGTCGCGGCTAGAACGTGCTCTCGGAGGTCCGCGCCCCCGCTGTGCGTCATGCGCTGATTGACAATGGCCGAATGCAGATCGGTGGTCATCGCTGTGAGTCGGCTGGCACTCTGTGGGATCTCCATTACCGGGATTCCCTCGGCTGCCAGCACTTGCAGGGTGCGGGTCCAGCGGTGCGGGTCGGCGGCTACCTCCAGGACGTTCCACCGTTGGCGGGCGTCCCGAATGGCCTGTTCGACCTCCAGCACATCAATCCTGTTGTCTGGACCGTCTTCTGGCTTGAACAGGCGGTAGGTGGCTACGTGCGGGGTGGCGTCTACGGTCGCCACGACCAGGGCGGTGCAGTCGCGGCTGTGGCTGCCGTCCAGGCCGATCACCACGTTTGCGCCATCGGGGACCTGTTCACCGGTGGCAATCGCGTCCCAGGTGTCAGCGGTGACGAACGGGTTTTCGTTATCGGTCACCCATTGGACCAGACGCACCCGGCGAAAGTGGCTTTCACTCATCTTGGGCGGCTGTAGCGCGGCCAGGGCGTCCCGATACAGGAAGTCATCAAGTGCCGGGTTGGCCAGCTTCCAACAGTGCTCGCAGTCGGTCGCGTGGGATTCAAACCCGGCTGCGCTGATCTCCACGTACACCTGGGATATGTCGTCAGGGCGGTTGAGAGCGTGGTCACGGAACTGTGCCAGCACGTTGTCTGGTCGCGGCCCTGGCGTTCCCAGTACCAGAACTGTTGATTCCCTTTGCTTTCCGCTGGCCAGGGCTACCACCTCATAGGCCTCGGGCAGGACGCGGCCACCCTCGTCCACAATGCACAGCGTCGGGTCCCGACCCTCAAGAGCTGCCGGTGTCCCGGGTAGGCAAGTCATCTCCGACTCAGTCCCAGGCACCACCAGGTGGTCCTTATAGGCGGTTACCCGGCACTCAAGTTCGGGATTGCGGGCGATGAACTTGGCCGCCATGCTGAAAATAATTCCGGCCTGCCGTTCGTCCACTGCGATAACATCCACGGTCACCCCGCGACCAGTCATTAACACCCAAACAGCCAATGCCGCTGCAAGGCTTGACTTTCCGTTTCCGCGAGGCATTGCCACCCCGGCCAACCGGGGACGCGGCAGCGGGTCGAACACCTGGGACACAATGTCTAGCTGCCAGTCGCGTGGATCCATCGGAGTGCCATCGCCGAATCTCAAGTATTTGCAGGCAAATTCGTTGAAATGCACGCTTGGTCGACCACTTGCGTTAAACGCTAGTGGCTCAAGCACTCTCGGCTGTTTCGGTCCGCGTTTCGTCGGTAAGTTTCCTTTGACGTTCTAGCCGCAGCTAACTAGTTCAGCTACTTATGCTGAGGCCTGAGTCGGCAGATAATTCGGCTCTGCGCATTCGCTGCGCTTGTGGGGGCCGGGATGGGGGCCTAGCATCCCCACCCCAAATACGTTGTACTGCATGATGTTTCGCGTATCCCGCCATAGCTTGACGACCGGCGCTAGCTCGACTCACGTCGGCTCACAAGACCATGCCATCAAGCACTGCTATCCCAGCAAACACCTATCCGAGCTGCTGGTAGTCGGGTGCATACGGTCGGGTGACATCTGCACCACGTGCTGGTCCGAGCTGCATGTTGTGGGCATGGCAGACCACCATGCAATCCTCAAGTCGCACAACGAGTCCCGATCTCATGCGGTCGTGGGCACGCGGGCTGTGATCCAGCTCTAGACCACCTTGGCATCCACCGAGATGTGCGAAACTGCAATGCTTTTGGATACGCAATGCTTGGCAGCGCAGCCGTCGCCATTGTGGGCCGTACGTTCTGTCACCCTTGGGCCTGCGATACGTTCCATAGCTTGGACACTTGGGGGCAACACACTCGGAGCACCGGGTGTCCATCGTGGACTCACCGCAGTTGATGCACGGACGGGGTACACCAGCGGTCAAACCACGGCCTCGATCTGCACTGCGTAGTAGCCGAAGCTGTGGCCGGTGGCCGGGTGCTCTATGTCGTGCATCCGCTCACCAACTACGCGATAGGTGTTGCCATTCACTGTGATTCGGTCACGGTCATCCAGCTTGATCGCAGCGTCTCGCGGTGCCCAGACAATGGTGACCAGCTCGGTCGTCTCGGCCCAGCTACTACTGGTCGGTGTGGTCCTGGTGGGCTGAAGAATGCAGTGGTCGATGGTGCCGACCAGCGTCTCCGACTCGGCATCGCCGTGTCTGTCTCTCGCGGCGCGGTACACCGTAACGGTGTGGCCTCCGGTAATGCGCAACGGTCACGCTTTCGTCAGGGGCAGGTGGTTCACACGGATGCTTGGGTATGCCAGCCGGATACGGTTGGCCGCGAAGTAGTCCGCTGTGATGATGGTGTCCACCTGGTAGGCACGGCACCGCATTGCATCAGGACAGATCACCGGCCAGCCTCCGACGTAATAGTGCTGTGCTTTGTGGTCGGGCGTCACGGGTCCTGTCAGGGTGCCGGTGGTAGTCACGTAGTCGAACGGGTCCCGGTCCAGTGCGACCAGTGCTCGGTGCAGATCGTCGGCGCTGCGGTAGTACGCGATGCCGCACAGGCACGGGGGTGACGGTGGCTGGTGGTCCCGGTCGCATGTCGCCACCAGCTGGCCATCAGGGGCCAGGATGTCACCGGCAATCGGGGAGGAAAGCGTGCCGTCGTCGTGCAGCTCCCAGTACCGATAGCCGATTCCGCCTGGAACCGGCTGAATCTCAGCCACTTTTTCGGCGTCCGTGGGTGATTGCCTAGGCAAGGCGGTTTCAGTCCCTCTGTGTCCTGCTGCCGGAAGTGTCTGCACCTACCAGTAGCCCGAGCGCAGCGGCCCGAGCCTGGTCCGGTGTCAGCCGAAAGCGGAGGATGCCGAAACGGTCGTCCTCAATGGCAAAAAACACCGGCTCACCCGGTGCTGACTCGGTGGCGCTGTCCACCACGTTCTCAAAGCGGTAGCCGACACCGAGCGGTTCACCGTTCGCGTAATTCTCAAGCCTGGTCATTCGTCAGCCTCCCGGCAGGCATCGCACAACGGTTGCCCACCGGCATACCGGCCACACTCGGTGCACGCCAGCGACAACGGGCAGGACATCAGACGGGTGTTCATGCTGCCGTCGTGAGCCCGGTGAGCCTGCGCACGAGCATGTCTCGTGCCTGATCCGCCAGCCCTGCCCGTTTCCACCACTGAGCCGCGATACGGGCGCTGTGGGACGCGAGTAGGAATGCCTCGGCACCGACTCGGGCGTCCGCCTGGATCATCCAGGACAGGAACGCTGTCTCGTCTTCCGTCTCCGCGAGATGGGCGAGTACCAGCCTGGTCGCCAGGACCTCGGTGGCGTCCACATCGTATTGAATCTGCATGAAATTCCTCGCAATAAAGATTTTGACGCGAAGAAGAGAGATGGTCTTGAAACTCTTCTACACACCATTATATGCGCTGATTGCGTTTTTCCTCGGCGGCATCAAAATGGATACTCAGCCTCTTCGAGGTCCAAGGGTGCAGCCTCCACCCGTTTCCGTTCATGGCACTGGCAGAACACTTTTGGTTGTGGTGGTCCCGCGTGAAGATGACAGAACTCATCTGTTTCTCTTCTCGCGTCCCATTCTTGTTGTTTTTCTTGTTGTTCTTCTTGGATAGTTTTCTTTGTTGCCCCATTTTGGGACATATCAGCTGCCCCATTTTGGTACAACCCCATGTCCGTTTTTAGTACAACCCCTTGTCCGCTTTCGGGGCATGACTTGTCCACTATTGGGACAAGGTCGGAGTGCTCATCTTCGGTGAGTTTCCGCGCCGGGTGTGCGTAGTACTCGCGGGTTGTCTTACCCGTGGACCGAATCGCAATCCATCGCTTTCGGTCTAGCTCCGCCAGTGCACGCCCGACTGACTTTCGGTCCATCCCCAGGGCCTCCGCGATAGATACCGCAGACAGTTCCCACCCGCCCACGTGGGACCACACGTATAGGGCTACCGACCGGGCACCCGAACTCAGGTCCCCGTCGCGGGCCAGCCCGTGAGGTACCGGCGTGTAATAGTCGATGGGCTTGTCACCGATCCAATAGACCGGATTCCGGTGTGGGACGGTCACTGTCCGCCCCTGGCCGTCTCCGCCTTGCGAGACTCGCGCCAGCTCTGAACATCGGCAGGGTCATACACAATGCGCTTGCGGCCCAGCCGATAGCACCGGGGGCCCTCGGGCGGAGACAGGTGCCGCCAGTACCGCAGCGTTGCGGCAGGGATGCCCAACAGGGCTGAGACCTCTTCAGTGGTCAGTGGTTTTTCCAACGTGGAATCCTCCTTTTCTTTAAGCGTCCCCCCTGTTTTGGCGGATTCCGTTGGGTGCAGCGTGTGAACGTTGGGACACTCTGACGTGGCCAGTCCGTGCCCAACGGTTTTTTGGCGGTACAGTACTGCGGTATGAGTGTCAAACGGAACGCCCGAGCTGGGATTGACGACCGCTGGACCAAGCGCGTCAAGGGTGACGACGGAGTCATGCGCACCGAGAAGTCAGCCCTACATGGTCGCGGCAAGCGCTGGCGGGTCAGGTGGGTGGACTCCACCGGCCAGGAACACACCAAGGTCTACGAACGCAAGCCCGACGCCCAGGCGTTCCTGAACACCCTGACCGCACAGGTAGTGCGGGGTGAGTATGTGGACCCCAAGAAGGCGGGGGAAACATTCGGGTCTGTGGCAGAGGATTGGTTCACCACGAAAGCACACCGGAAGCCGAAGACTCTCGCGGGCTACCGGGGTCTATTGGACACCCTGATACTCCCCCGGTGGGGACAGGTGCCGCTGAAAAACATTGACCCCCAATCGTTATTGAAGTGGATTGGCAGCCTGTCGGTGGACGGATCCCAGGATGACAAGCCACTATCAGCCAGCCGGATACGGCAGGCCCACCAGCTCATGCACGCCGTACTCAAGTACGCCCAGCGGTCGGGCATGGTGGCGAAAAACGTTGCGGCAGAGATTGAACGAAAGTACGACATGCCGACCGAGGGGGAACGGCAACAGCACGCCCTTACCCATTCCCAGCTCCTCGGGCTGGTCTCCCACATGGAAAAGTACGCACTCCTAACCCTGGTGCTCGGGTACACCGGCATCCGGTTCGGGGAGGCGGTCGCACTCCGCCGAGAGAACGTCAAAGGCGGAAAGCTGATCGTGGCGGAGTCGGGTACCCGGGTGACCGGCCAGGGTGTCGTGGTTACCAAAACCAAGACCGGCAAGACCCGCGAGGTGGTCGTACCTCCCCCGGTGTGGAAAGAGCTGGAGCCTGCCCTACCCGCCCAACCGTGGGCGCTGGTGTTCCCCAGTGAGGGGCGGGCGTCAAAAGAACACGACGGGTACCTGACCAACCACGGGTACCGGCACTATTTCGACAAGGCCGTGCAGGCAATGCAGGCGGAGGCCACAGCGGCCCGTGCGCGAGAGATTGCGGAGACGGGCACCGCGACCACCCCAGAGTTCCCAACGTGCACACCACACGATCTCAGGCATACGTGCGCGTCCCTGCTGATCTCCACCGGGGCCAACGTCAAGGTGATTCAACGGCAGCTCGGCCACGCCACAGCGGCGATGACCCTGGAGCGCTACGGGCACCTGTATGACGCTGATCTGACCAGCGCGGCGAACGCCCTTGGGGAGGCCATACAGGCCACTACTGCGGTACCACTGCGGTACATCGGGGGCATGAAAAAAGTCAGGGCCAGTTAG